TATCTTCCGAAATATATTTCATATTCATATTCATAATAACATTTTTCAACAAATTTAATCTACATTTTTTTTCTTCTGTTTTAAATGGAAGTTCACAAACATCATTTCCTTTTAAATAATAAATATCAAACGCAGCATATAAATTCATAGGATTATGAATTATATCTTTTGATATAAATTCACCATCCAATAATGTATTAAAATAATCTTTATTTGTAATGAAACTTCCTGTAAATATAAAAATTAAATTTGTATTTATTAAATAAATTTTTCCATCATCATTTATAAATAATAAACTTCTTTCTCCATCTGCTTTATCTGTAACAATATAATTATTGCGTATATTAGGAATTCTATTATTTTCTTCTGTAAGAGGAACTATATTCTCTACTTGAAGAGTAATTGAAGAAGGTCCAATAAATTGTTTAGGATATACAAATGTTTGTTTGTCGGCTATATCTTTTCCAAAAATCATCCATAAATAATTTTTGGAAACATTTATAATTTCTGTAAAAGAAATAGGATAATTTGTTAATTGTAAACCCATTAATACATATTTAATAACTTTCTTAATATGAAAAGATAATTCCTGTACACTAACACTTTTTGCTATTAGCGAATTATCAATTTCTAATTCTATCTCATATTTTTCTTTTTTTTTAAATAAATCTGTTCCATTTAAAGTATATGATTTATTTGAAGATTTTACTATACTAATGTCTACTTTTATAGGATAATCATCATGAATTAATGTAACACGATTAATATATCTAAAAAATTTTTCTTTATCATCCCATCTTTGTAATATGTTTGTTATCATTGATGATGTATTGCTCACAGTTTCTTCTGTAGACAATACATATTTTAAATTATAATCTGGGTTCTCTACATATGCGTTTATTTCTCTCCCTTCTATTGTAATTTTAGCTGGTTTCTTTATTTGAAATTCTACAGAGCTAGGATAATCATTTATTAATTTATCCATATTTTCATTTATACAATAATGTTGTATTGCGTGAATACCTTTTATTTCTACTCTTACATTTTCAACATATATTCTCATTAAATCAGCACCCTCTGGATTATCTGTTTTAAATTTAAAAGAACGTAACTTTTGTATTACATTATCATAATCTACTTTTGTATATTTTTGACCAATCGTTTTTTTGTATTTACCATTAAAAACTTCTCTTTCTCCAGAAAATCTTACTTCTAATTCAGATACTTTAGTTGTTTTTGTTATTAAAATAGAATCTAAATAATTTTTTAATAATTCGTCCAAAGATAAACTTTTGGTTTGATTCATCAGTTAATATAAAGTTATATAATATATTTAATATCAAATCAATTTTATAAACATAGTTATAACTCTTGATTAAAAAATATTTTTCTATATTGTTCAATAAATTTATCTTTATAAATCTTTTTTTTTAAATGGCTTCCAGATATTTTGTCTTGAAGCATATATATTATAAAAAATAAACTATAAACACCACATTCGGTATCTCCATATTGATGTTCTACTGGATGGTTCTCATCAAATTGAAAATGAATAGGTGGATATAATTGTTTTCCTTGTTTTATAATATTCTCTACTAATTTCATTATCTGTTTAGGAATTTTATCTCCAGCACTATCAAAATAATAAATATCTGATTTTTTTATATTAACAAATAGAGAAACCCAATGACTACCCGATTTATAATGTGGATCCAAATTAAAAATAATTCCTATTTTATTTATTTTTTTGTTGATTTCATCTTTTAAACTAAACTCACATAATTCTTCCCAAACACAATCACCATTTATTTTATGCGTATCATAATCAATCGGTGATGGACCCATAAAATTAAAACATTTATATGCATCTTCATATTGTTTCATTACTTTCATTATATCTACACTACTCAACCATTCATTTGGATTTACACTCCACTCATTGGGTGATTTTGGAGCATACATGTCATTCAATACCTGTTTCATTTGCCAATTTGTAAAATGTTGTTTTAACCAACACGACTCTCTATTACATACATTTCCTAATAATTTTTTTAATAAATACCATATATCTTCTGACGATTTTGAATGTATCATAACATCTGGATGTCTTGCATTCCACATTTCTCTCAATTTTAATAAAATATCATCTGGTAAACACGTATATTTTTTATTATTTTTTTGTTTTGAAATTGGACTACATTGGAGCTGAAATAATTTATCATATTTTTGCTTAAAATTTAATTTTTTTGATTGTAATATACGATTATATTTATTTACTCTTTTACGTCTTCGTGTATACATATTATTTCAATATATTTTAATTTATAATATATTGAAACAACATATTAATATTGAATCCCTTTTGTTTTGTATTGATTATCAAACAAATTTATTTCTTTTTGAACTGGTAATTTGACAATTTTCTCTTCTTGAGTTTTTTTTATTTTCACAAAATTATCCAAATTAGGAATATTATTTTTTGGCAACATAAATGTTTTTATTATTTCTTCATTATTTATTTTCTCTACTTTTTCTTTTTCTTCTTCTTCTAATTCCATTTCGTCTAATATTTGCAATCCTATATAATCTTCTTGAAATAAATCTGTTTCATCTAATATTTTAAAATATTCAATTGCTTCTTTTATATAATTATCAAATGCTTTATTAATATTATTTGGATACAATTCTTTTTTATTATCCATTAAATTTCTTGTCAAATTATTTATTCTCTTTTTATAAAATTTTTTATCTTCTCTATAATAATCTTCAAATAATCCTTTTTTTACATTCAATAATCGTTCATATATCTTTTTATTAACTAAATAATCTATTGTTATTTCTGTTAATATTCTATTTTCTTTATTTTTATTTTTTTCTTCTTCATTTATTTTATCTTCTTCTTCATTCATATAAAGAATGAATATATATAAATATCAATTATTACACTTTGATTTGGTATTTGATAAATTTTTAATATCTACACGTGTGTTATTATTAAATGGACATTGAGACAGATTTCTTGGATTTGGATTAAATTTATTAAACATTTCATTATGAAATAATCCTTCAAAATCTTGTTTTACATTATTATTATGATTAAATGAAAACTCATATAAATCGCTATTACTATTTGGAACATATACATCATCATTACATTTATTTAATGGATATATTTGATTCCTTAATTGAGACTCTATATTTACATTACTAGCAAATCCAGACCACGGTGATACTGTATTACCAGGATTAAATATTTGTGAAGAATAAGTTGGAAATTGTGTCATTGGAACCTTATTTGCTACTCTTGGTTCTAAGATAGGAAGTATACAATATTTTGTCGTTGTGGGTCTTATATTCAAATATGCTTGTAACGGTTGTGATGGAATATTACGGTTATATATTCTATGATTATTTTGACTTTGAGCTTGAGAATTAGAATTAGAAATACAACCAGATAGTTTATGATAATTATCCACAATCATTTGTGTTTCTATTGATGACATATATATATATTATATAATTTAAAAATACAATTTATATAAACTATAAATGTGTGGAATTTTTTCTCTATTAAATAATAATAAGATTCCTGATAAACTTGTGAATCAATCTTTTCAAAAAGGAAAAAATAGAGGACCTGAATTTTCTATTCTCAACAAAATAAATATTTTATGTGATTTTGGATTTCATAGATTAGCAATTAATGGTTTAAATAATGATTCCAATCAACCTATTACTATTGACGAGGTTTCACTAATTTGTAATGGAGAAATTTATAACTATAAAGAACTATATCAATTCATAAATGTAGAGAAAAAAACAGACTCCGATTGTGAAATTATTATTCATCTATATTTATTGTATGGAATTGAATATACACTTCAATTACTTGATGGTGTATATTCATTTATTCTTTGTGACGCCAGAATTAATGATACGTATGACGATACAAAATTGTATGTTTGTAGAGACCCATATGGAGTGAGACCCTTATATCATTTAAAACCAATATCTGAGAATACTATCGATATTCATGGGTTTGCTTCAGAAGTAAAAATGTTAATTGATTTACATTCTACTATTCAAGATACACACATAATCGAACATTTTCAACCAGGCACATATAGTCTTTTTCTTTTACCTTTTATGGTTTCTCCAAAATGGAAAACAACTATCGCAAATAAAGTTTATCACACTTTTGGATTTTATTCTTATTTATCAAGTATTCATTTGACAGAAAAAGATATCCTTTTTAATATTAAAAAATATTTAACATCTGCTGTCAAAAAAAGAGTGTTAAATACTGAACGACCTATTGCTTGTCTATTATCCGGTGGATTAGATAGTAGTTTAATTACTGCTTTGGTTAATAGTTTTTCTCCTAATGTAGAGACATATAGTATTGGATTGGACGGGTCTGACGATTTAAAATACGCAAGAATAGTTGCTAATTATTTGGGAACAAAACATACTGAAGTCATTTTAACAGAAAACGATTTTCTAGAAGCTATACCAGAAGTAATTCGTATTATTGAAAGTTATGATACCACAACTATTCGTGCTTCTATCGGAAATTATTTAATAGCTAAATATATCTCTACTCATTCTACTGCTAAAGTTATATTTAATGGAGATGGTTCAGATGAAGTATGTGGGGGATATTTATACATGGATTATGCTCCTAGTCCATTGGAATTTGATAGAGAAACTAAAAGATTATTAATGGATATCCATAAATTTGATGTCTTGCGTTCAGATAAATCTATTTCAAGTAATGGACTAGAACCAAGAACTCCTTTTTTAGATAGAACATTTGTTCAGTTTTATCAAAGTATTCATCCTTCTTTTCGTCATCACAAAGGAAATAACCAATGTGAAAAATATTTGTTGAGAAAAGCATTTAGTGATAGCAATTTGTTACCCGATGAAGTTTTGTGGAGAAGAAAAGAAGCATTTAGTGATGGTGTAAGTAAACATACACGTTCTCTATTTGTTATTATACAAGAATACGTAAATAAACTAGACATTAAACCTTCTATTTATACATTTAATGTTCCAGATACAAAAGAAAAAATATATTATAGAGAAATATATAATTCTATTTATCCTAACACCGAAAAATTAATTCCTTATTATTGGATGCCTAAATGGGTTAATGCTACTGACGCAAGTGC